GCGCTCAGGCTGGCGACAGCGCGGGGGCCGGTGAGGCCGATGCCGGCCGCGGCGGCCGTGAGCGCGGCGAACTCCCGCGCCATGTCGCGCAGCTCGAACTGGCCTTCCTTCCCGGCCTCCACCAGGCCCGCCAGCGCCTGCTCCACCTGCTCGGGGCCGAGGCGCAGGTTGTTCACCATCGCCAGCACGGTGTTCGAGAGGTCCTCGGCGCCGGCGCCGCTGGCCGTCGCGACCCGCGCGATGACGGGCACCAGCTCCTCCCACACCTCGCCGGCACGACCGCCACCGGCGACCAGCACACCGGCCGCGGCCGCCAGGTCCCGCACGCGCTGGTTCGTCTGGCGGGCCACCGTCTGGAACATGGCCAGGCTGCGGCCCATCATCTCCTCGACGGCCGCGCCTGACAGTCCCGCTGTGATGGCCGTCTGGCGCATCTGCTGTTCGAGCGCCGCCGCCTCGCGCACCGGCCCGGCCACGGACAGCCCGGCCAGCGCCGTGCCCACCAGCGCCACCCGCCCCGCCAGTTGGCGCAGCGCCTCGATGCGGCGGCGGATCGCGCCGAGCGGGCCGGAGAGCCGGTCCTGCAGCGTCAGCACGAAGCGGGCGACGAGGGAGTTTCTCACGGGGTCTCCTGCCCTTTCGCGGCCTCCGCCGCACCGATCATGGCCGCCGTCCAGAACCTGACGTCACGGTCCGTCAGCGCCTCCAGCTCCGCGCGCGACCAGCCGAACCACCGGCCGAGCGCGGCGAGGCTCACCGGCCAGTCCTGGTGCCAGCCCCCAAAAAATGCGCGACCACCCGGCCGCAGTTGACGGCGTCCGCCGCGTCCATCCGGTCGTAGAGGGCGTTGAGCTTGCCCTGCTCCATGCGGGTGGAGCGGGCGATCGCGGTCACATCCATCAGGCCGCGCGGCGCCTCGGCGATGACGCGCATGTCGGCGCCCGTCAGGCGGTGGAAGGTCAGCTCCTCGAAGCTTTCCTCGCGCACCACGCCGCCGCGCTTGAACTTCAGGCGGACGGGATGGGCGAGGCGCAGCAGGACGGTGCCGTCCGCCTGCTCGGCGGCGGCCTTCGGGAGGCCCTCGGCGCCCTCCTCGCCCTCGGGGAGCTCGACCAGGTCGGGATCCAGCGGCGCGGCAGGGGCGGCGCCGTCCAGATCCACCAGCTCGGCGTCCTGGTCACGGGGAATGTCAGCCATTGAGCAGCTCCTCCGCCTCGCCGACCGTCCAGGTCAGCTCGATCTTGCCGCCCTCGCCTCCGGTGACTTCCAGCAGCTCGGAGAGGAAGGCGTCCGGCCAGGAATAGGTCTGGCCGGTGTCGCAGAGCACGACGAGCTCGCCCTCCTGCCTGGTGTAGACGTCGGAGAGGCGCTGGCCGCGCTTGAGCGTGGTGGTGGCCTTCACCTCGCCGGCCTGGAACTCCTCCGCGCGGTCCACCTTCCGGCCCGTGACGACGGGCTTGGAGACGGTGCCGCCCGGCTTGAACTTGGCGCCCTTCTCGACGTCGAGGCGCCTGCCGCGCCAGGTGACGTCGACGATCCCGAGAACCTGAGCCATTCCCTAGCCCCCCTTACTGACTGAACTCGAGGACGCCGGCGAGCGTCATCAGGTTGCCCAGCACGCGGACGTACTGACGCGCGTTCACGCGGTTCCGGTCGTTGACGTCGCGGGTGAACAGGCTCTCGGCCGCGCTCTCCGTCGCCTGCTGGATCCAGCCCTGGCGCTCGTAGAGAGCGCAGCGCGCGGCCCAGGAGGCGTGCAGGCGGCGCGGCGTCGCGACCTCGGGGTCGAACTCGGCGGCCGGCGCGCCGTCGTCCGCCAGCTTCGCGCGCGGCCAGGTCTGCGTCATGTAGGCGGCCCAGTCGTAGCGGATGCGGCTGAGCACCTTCGGTGTCATCACGTCGAGCCAGGCGGTGTCCTCCACGTTCAGCGTGGTGCGCTGGTAGTGGGTGACGACGCGCTCGATCACCACCGCGCCGTCGTCGGTGACGGTGAAGGTGGAGATGCCGTCGCGCAGCAGCAGGTCGCGCTCGGTGTCGGTGAAGCGGCTCGACAAGGGCGGCGGCTGCACGCCCACGAGCGGGATGGAGCGGAGCTGGCGCGCCGGATCGTTCAGCAGGAAGAAGGTGGCCCGGCCCGCGAGCGCCGCCGCCCAGACCCAGCGCGGGCTCGGTCCGCCGTTGAAGCCGATCTCCGAGATGAAGCGGCTGTTGCACGCGTTCCCCCAGGTGGAAAGGTTCGCGAAGCTGTCGCTCCGCGCCGCCCAAACATGGGTGTCGAGGCGCTCCATGGCGTTCCAGCGCCGGTCGAGCTCGGCCGGAAGCGTGGCCATCATGGTCGTAGTCAGCTCGGGGAAGACCACGTCCGTCCACCAATCGGTGGCCAGCGCGCTGGCCAGCACGGGGACGTAGCTCGCCTCGCCCGTGCCGCCCGCGAAGGCGGTGACGGCGACCGCGAGGCCCGCCGGCAGCGGCACCGTCGCGTCCGGCGTGTGGGAGAGGGGCAGGCCGTTGCCGATCGTGCCTAACTGCTTGCAGGTGAGCGTGACGACGCCGGCCGTGCTGGCCGCCGCGACGGGCAGGTTCGGGTTTGCGGCGATGGCGGAGACGAGGCGCGCGGCGATGACGCTCACCGTCTCCGCCGGCGCCACGGGGATGGAGACGCGGTTGCCCGCGATGAGCGTCGTGAAGGTACCCGCGCCTGTGACGGTCCCGGTGAAGGTGATGGTAGCGGTGGCGCGCGCGCCGGACGGCTCGTCCACCAGGAAGAGCGAGACGTTGCCGGTGCGGTTGTTCGCCAGGAAGGCCTCGGCCATCTGGTGCGCGATGCCTCCCGGCCCGCCCCAGGCGATCGCCTCCTCCAGCCGCGTCAGGCGCAGCGGCGTGTTCAGCGGCCCCGTGCCCGCCGTGATGCCCGGGCCCGTGCCCAGACGCGGCGCGACGATCAGGGTCCGCGCGGGGTAGGGCACCAGACCCTGGCGGCGGCGGTCGGGGCGCGTCTCGAGGTAGACGCCGGGCACCCGCCAGTCCAGCGGGATCTCCTCGAAGCCGATGGTGGTGCCGGACATCAGGCCTTCTCCTTCTTCGCCGGCGCGGCGCCGGGGGGCGCTTCATCGGCCACCACCAGGTCGCCCTCGGCGATGCGGCGCTCGATGTAGAAGTCGCGCACCACCGCGAGCCCCTCGGGCGGGATGGGCGTGCCGTCGGAGGCGCGCAGGCGCAGCCCCTCGCGCGGCTTCACGAAGACGACGTTCATGCGGGTCTCTCCCAGGTCTCGGCCGCCGCGTCGGTCGGCCCGTCGAAGGTCCAGGCGTTGGCCAGGCGCAGCAGCGCGTCCGGCTCCTCGGCCGTGAAGAGCGCGCTGGTCCGCAGCGTCAGCGCGGCGCAGGCGGCGTCGGCGTCCTGCCACTCCAGCCCGCCGGTGCTCTCGCCCTGGCGCACCTCCAGCGTGCCGGCGCCGCTGTGGCGGTCGCCGCCCACCGTCCAGCCGTGCAGGCCGATGATCGCCGCGTGCACCATCTGCGCGAGGCCGGGCGCCAGGCTGTCCCCCAGCAGCCTGGCGCGGTGCTTGGGGTTCCGGGTCAGCAGGTAGAGGCCCCAGTTGATGTCGGCGTGGAGCTGGCGGCTGCTGGGCTTCGCCTCGAGGCCGAGCCAGCACAGCCCGATGAAGGGCGCGCGGTGGCTGGCCAGCTTGCCGAGCATCGCGGGCGTCAGCGGCGCGGGCAGCAGCTCGTGCAGGAACTTCGCCGGCGGGAAGATCGCGGCGAGCCGCGCGGCCAGGAAGCTGGCCGTGGTGTGCAGCGGGCCGAGCGAGGCCTCGGGGGCGGCGGGGGTCACGGCAGGCCCCCGCTGAACAGCCGCTCGCGGTCCTGCACCCGCGCGGCGGAGGAGACGCCGGCCGGCGTGGCGTCGAGCTTCCCGTCGGCCGAGCCGACGTCGCCGAGCCAGGCCAGCACCGCGTCGCGCTCGCGGCGCATCTCGTCGGTCGGCGTCTTGTCCCCGCCCTGCGCCAGGTCGAAGCGGGCGAGGATGCAGCAGGCGCGCACGATCTCGCGGGGCACGGGGTCGAGCGGGAGCTGGTAGCGCTGGCGCAGGTAGCTCTCGATCACCCCTGTCGCGTCGAGCAGCGCGGTCTCGACGCGGGACTGCACGGGCGCCGCCGGCAGGGTGTCGCCGGTTGCGGAGAGGCGGATCATCTCCGCCTCGCCGAACCGGGCCACCATGTCGGCGAGCGTCGCGTACATGCCGCCTCAGCCGCCCTTCGCGGGCTTGGCAGGCACAGGCTCGACCACGCCCTTCTCGACCAGCCCGTCGAGCAGGTCGGCGGGGAGCTCGACGGTCTGGCCGGGCTCCTTGCGGCCGGCGCCGAAGTCCACCGGCTCCAGCACCTTCACCTTGATGCGCGCCTCGCGCGGCGCCGCCTCGGGCGCCGCTGGGGGCTTGACCTTGGCGGCCTCGCTCATGGTCACGCCACCGCGTCCGCCCAGTAGTAGGCCGAGGCCGGAGCGGAGACGACCTCCAGCACGCTCTCGCCCACCCGGATCACGCGCGCGCCGCGCAGGCCCTTGCGCGGCTCGTCCATCGCGCCGGCGATGCGCTCGCCGAACTGCGCGGTGAAGCCGAAGGTGGGCTGATCGGCGTCCGCCGCGTCCTCGCTGACGTAGAGGGCAGCGCAGTGCTTGCCCCACACGCGCTGGATGTTGGCCGCCTGGCCGCGCCGGGCCGTGTTCACGAAGCCGGCGCCGACGAGGACCTCCCGCACCTCCAGCAGCGCGGCGAGCTGCTCGCGCATGATGGCGCCGCCGGTCTGCGAGGTGCCGTAGACCGCCTGGACGATGCGCGGGTGCTGGCGCAGCTTCGTCCAGACGGCCTGGCCGAGAACCAGCACGTTCGGCCGCATAAGCGGCACGTCGAGCCCGGCCAGCAGCGCGTCGAGCGGGTTGGAGTTCGCGAAGTCGCTCCACTGGCTCGTGCCGGAGAGGGTCACCCGGTTCGCCGCGGGATAGGTCGCGGCGTTGAAGACCAGGTTCGCCACGCGGACCTCGCGGTCGAGCATGAGGAGGCTCGTCAGCAGCGAGGTGGCCTTCGCCTCGGGCGAGACCGGGCCGCCGCTGGCGGGCTTGGGCATCGCCTCCCAG